CCCAGACCACCATACGAAGATGAAGTACGAGCCAGTGTGCGTGGCATATCTACAACTTTTTTCTTTTTGCCCACATAATACACTATGCGACCCCAATATTGCAAAACTGTGTTCTCCCAAGCACTAACACCAACTGCTCCGCGTCTGCGCAGTGTAGCCATAGCTTCATAAAAAGCATTAGCTGTGTCTGGTCCGCTCTGCAGTGGGCTCGATTGCGAATCAGCTGACGTAAACCCCGAAATAGCGCGCGCCAAAGATCCTCTAATCTCGCCCTCGCTGTACATCAAGCGCAAAAATTCAGATCTATCGCAAGTCACTAACTGTTTAGACGCTACAGCATCAAAACCAGACACGTCCAACAACTCCAAATAGCGGAGTGCGTGCCATTCTGATTGTGCAACCCCTTCCATATCATCACCAACTAAACTCTGCTTAAGGATAGGTTTACACCCGTAAGCTTGCTCAAAGGATGTTTCAACGCATTTAGCATAAAACTTATTAAAAAGCGTGTTAATAAAAGTTGTCGAACGCCACCCAGACCATAATCCGCGCACAAGTTGAACAAATTTATCATCAGAAAAATTTCCTTTCGCCCATGCACTATGTAGTGAAGCAGCCAACCACCTGCACGCTTTACCACAAAAAGTTGTAAAATCTTCAGACCCCCATGAAAATCGCTCATACTTGCCACCAGGGTCCATCTGCTCTGCATACGCCAACCACAACATTTGCATGGTTTTGTATTGGTGTAATATATTGTGATCTTTAAAATCGCTGTTCACTTTAGTGTAATCTGACGCACACCTATTCAGGCGATCAGTATAACTAATCAACTCTTCCATGCCTTCCAATTGGATAGCTATCTCTGAGTCCGCCTTGTATACAGCTTTTTCACCGCCCATAAGGACTAAACTTTCTATCAACCATTGATTGAGAGGACCTGGCAGTAAGAGCCGCAACTTACCACTTTCATATTTATCAACTGATTTAGTCCTAATCTCAGCTTTATCCATAAGCACCTGTCTAATTTTCTTAGTAGTCAAGCTTGCTAGCCATGCTGTCTTAGTAGGGGCATCTAACCTGTAATCTTGATCATCAACAGTCAATTTAACTTTCCGCATAACACTAGCAGAACCTGAAGTACCTACACTCTGTAAGTGAGAAATTACATCCTCAACATGCCAATTGCGTGTGCGCAACTTACCACCAACAAAGGGGCCAACCGTCTCCTGGATCTCTTTAGCAACCACATCATAAAAGTTATCTTCAGTCCAACCGTTGTGGCGCATATAAACTTTCTGAGCTCTGACTGGCATTGTTCGCGCTGCTATTTCCTCACTAGACGCAATCTCATCAAAATAGAACCGACCCGCAAATAAATGCGTGTACATACCATCTTGGTAGTCTGTGCAGTGCTCCCTCAATCCCAATGCTGGGCACCAGAGGTCACGTGTCAATCTAACCACATCATGGAGCTCTTTAGTTACAGCAATATAGTACTCCAGTCCACGGCTCACAGCACCTACTTCCACTAAATTATTGAACAATCCCACGTAGAAAGGCTTACACATAATAGCGCAAGCCCAGTTGCTAAAAAATTGGCCGCCCATGCCACGCGCGTGCATAAGTAAATTCACCATTGTCTGCACGCTGACATCAGTTTTTAGCCACATCTTAAGTGCTAATCGAGGGCCAACCTT